ATTAACATCCAAAGAGAAATAGTCGAAACTTTCTTTCTCTGGTCTAGCCATATTTGTACATTAAAATGACCTCCAAAAATTTTGATAAGTTCTGATTACTTGTTTATGAGTTTTAATATGAAGTTAATGAGATAAACTATGTTTACACTTGATATAACTTATATTAAATACAGTGTTATCTTTTGAGTGATTTAGCTTCCTGAGCTGCAATATAATCGTTTAAAGCAGCCCTACTAATACGCCAACCATGACCAACTTTGAAAGCACGAATTTTACCTTCGTTAATAAACCTTCTTATTGTGTTCACAGATAAACTGAGCTTTTCTGAAGCTTCAGTAAGCGTGTAGCATTGTAAATCGTCAGTTTGTATTTCGCTCATCGACAGTCTTTTCTCCTTCAAAATTATTGAGTAGCTGTTCAATGAGATTGATTCCTGACTTGGAAATAAAGATTATATCGGTTGTTACTGTTTTAGCACCAACTGTAGAGATGGTTCTCATTTTTACGAAACGTCCGTTATCTATATATTCTTGATTAACTTTGTTATCTTCAGTCAATATTCCATGACTTCTTAATAAAGCATAGAATTTTCCTTTAGGATAACCACGATCAAAGATATCATCATAAAACACATTAAGTGAAATCATGTTCTTGTGACCTAACAGCTCTTCCATAGAATCTAGATAAATCTTATTTTTCCTTTCTCGATATTCAAATTGCTTAACTTGAAATTTGAGATCTTCGTATTGGGATAAAAGTTCCATAGCGACATTTATGTCGGTTATGGTATCTAAGTTGAAGATGTCATCTTTAATAGATAGAGGAAATATCTCTTGAGCGAACCACTTTGAAAAGTTTTCACTCTTAGAATTATTCCCTGCAATTTGAACGATGTTGTTAAGATTACCAGTATCGACAAAAAGCATCTTTACTGGCTTTCCATTTTCTTTCACGGTTAGAGAATACACATGTCTGTTATTGAGTTCACCGCGGATTTTATTGCTAGGTTTTATACCAAGCAGATGGCATAAATCCTTATAGCAATACACCACTCTTTGGTCGGCAAGCGAGAATCTTAAGATTCCTACGCCTTCCATTTCTTTTGAAAATAGCATACTGTTCGTTTTCCTTTCTTTAGATCTGCTATTTCCTTTTAAGAACTGTACAAATCTCCTAGGTGCTCTTCGACACCTGAAGATATTCGAGAACCAGTTTTCGCGTATATCATCGTCACTTTTGGGTCACTATGTCTTAATGTTTGTTGTACTTTATCTAGGCTTAGGCCTAACTGATCAAATGACATCATTGCCGTAGTATGGCGGAGAGAATGCGCGGTGATATCTGGTTGGTCGATATCAATTGCTCTTAGTAAATCTTTAATAGTTATCGATACAATAGGAGAAGTAATACGTTTGACATGAGTAACTGAGTTATTAGGATGAGATAAGAATAAAGCCGGTTTATCATCTTCTCTCATAGAGAGATATTCCTGAATTGCTTCAAATGTATGATGTTCAATCATCACGAATTGACTCTTCTTTTTCTTACCTTTTCCCTGAACAGAAAGAATGACTGATCCTTTCTCTTCGTCCACAATACGAATGTCTTTTCTATTTGCTCTTTCCACTTCAATGCATCTGACACCAGTAGTAAGCATTAGCCACACTATTGCTAAATTACGAACGTCACTAATTGTTCTATTCTTTCGTTTAGCTCTTCTAGTTACATACTTGATAAGTGCTTTAACTTGTTGAAGGTTTAAGAATCCCTTGGTAAATTCCGTATCTTCTCCACGATCAGCACTTTCTAGAAATAATGCGATATGCTCACATCTTCCAATCATGGCCATCGACTTATAAAATTGCCTGAGGCAAGAATAAATAAGTTTTAGGGTATTAGAACTAAGCTGTCTATCTGGATCTTCTAAATAAGTCTTATACTCAAGAATTGTTTCTTTATCTTGCTGTTCATAGTTGTTCTCTTGACAATATTTCAAGTAATCACCAAGAATCCTTCGATACGTTCTGATCGTTTTTTGACTCTTGCTTCTTAAAGCGAGTATCGTCATGTACTCTTTAATATCGTCTTCTAATTTCATAAACAATCTTGATATTTTTTAGGGTTTATATGAATATAAAGTGCGGTAGCGCGTAAGTTACCAGGACCAATAGAGCCGTCATCTCTATTTGGTCTTTTTTATATCCATGAGCTGCTTTTGAAAATCTGACTCTTCTCTTAAAAGGTCTTTCTCGCTGAATCCGAATTTTTCACAAAGTTTCATCATCAACGTTACTGACATGTGTCCACCTCTAACCCCATCAAGAAGCTTAGCGTAATAGCGAGGAGTAATATCTAAAAGATCAGCTGCTTCAAAATTGGATATTCCCAATTCAGCCTGCTTTTTAATTAGATATTTTCTTCGGATTACCACAAGTTCACGGTTAGGCTTCATAATCCTCCTTTCTTCTGGCAGACCCAGTCTTGGAGCATATTTTAATGAAGCAAAAAACCGTTTAGAACTCCGATTTCTCAAAAAGTCCGTTTTTCTTCGCTATGTTCCGAAAATAATTTTAATAGATATTTCTTATACTTTGTATAATTCTAAAATCATCAAAAATGGTATTTTTAATTGCTTTTCTTCATTTCGCAGACTAGAATATTTTTATCATTTTCCGAGGAAGAAAATATGGATATTGAACAGCTAACAGTTAAAGAAATAGGTAATAATTTAAGATATATAAGAGAAAGAAAAAGACTCTCGGTAAAAGAGGTCGCAGGAGCACTAAATATTTCTCCAAAGACCTACTATAACTATGAGCATGGCGTTAGAGAACCAAGTTTAAATATGCTCATCCAACTCGCTAACTTTTTCACTTGTTCATTAGATGATCTAGTGTCTAATGCAGTTGGAGGAAAGGTTGACTCCACCATTTCTTTTGAATCGTTCAAAATTGAAGAAGGCAAAATAAAAAGACGTTCTCGTACAAAGGTGACAACTCTACACGACAACGTCATAATCGTTCATGATGGATTAAATGTATTGAGCTTTTTAAGAAGTGATACATTAGTATCCGGAGAAACAATGTTGTTTAGATTTAAAAATAGATATTACATAACAAAGATATACGAAAAAGGAGAAAGCATCCTATTTGATAGCGAAGGCGAACTTGTTCTTATAAAGAAATCTGAAAAAGAAGAGCTATTAGTTCTAGGTTTATATCAAGGAAAACTAGAGCAGAGATATCAGATAGAAGGATTCTTTTAAATAAGAACCAATGGGGCATTGAGATAGCGTAATTCTAAATGTTAAATTAATGTCGCTGTTCAAAGGGTTCTTCTGACTCGGGTAATCCTTTCTTTAAGGGGTGGAATCATGTGTGATTCCTCCTTTTTTGTTATGTACTCCTATTGTCTCAAGGAGAAATCATGAAACCAAATGAACGACTATATAAAGATGCAAAAATCAGAATTCTTCAACTTAAGAAGAAAGGCTTTTTAAGCGAGTTTCAAGTCGCTTATTTATTAAACAACGCAAGAAAAAAACTAGGTCTGAGGTATGAAGAAATAAGTATATATCTTTGATATATACTTTAAAAAGAGCGAATATATTGTTGGAAAGGAGTCAGAATGGAAATTTTAGTAACCCCTAAAAAAGAAAACCTAAGGATTAATGAATCTACAGGTCAAATGATCAAACTAAAAGTATGTGGCTATGCAAGAGTATCTACAGATTTAGATGATCAAAAGAACAGCTTCGAATTTCAAAAAGAAGAATTTGAAAGTCGAATAAAAGAAAACCCAGACTGGGAGTTTGTAAAAATGTACGCTGACCAGGGTATTTCAGGTACTCAAATTAAGAATAGAAAAGAGTTTTCTGAAATGGTCAAAGATGCTAAAGCCGGAAAAATAGATTTGATTCTAACTAAGTCAGTATCTAGATTTGCTAGAAACACAGTTGATTTTCTTCAAACAACAAGAGACCTAGCCGCAATAGGTGTTAGCGTTTATTTTGAAAAGGAAAATATCACTACCAACAAAGACAATATCGACATAGTTCTAACTTTGTTAGCTTCATTAGCAGAAGCTGAATCGCGATCGATAAGTAGCAATGTTAAATGGGGAGTAAGAAAAAGGATGAGTAAGAATGAGCTCAAAGTTCCTACTAAATCTATTATTGGATATTCAAGAACTAAAGATGGTGTCTGGTATATGAATGAAGATGCACCACTGGTTAAGAGTGTTTTCGTTTATTTCTTACAAGGTTATACCTATAGACAAATTGCAGAAAAGTTAAAAAAGGAAGATAAAAGTAATAAACTTTCTTGGAAACCAAACACCATTAATCGGATTCTAAAAAACGAGAAATATAAAGGTTATGTAATTCATCAAAAAACAGTGACGATCGATGTCCTTACTCATAAAAGAGTTATCAATAATGGCATCGAACCTATGTATACAATTAAAGGTCATCATCCAGCAATTATTGATGAAGATACTTTTGATTTTGTGCAGCTACTTCTATCAAACAACAAAGGTCTAACTCAAGATTTAGAACATAGTAACTATTTTCCTTTTGCTGGCATTATCTATTGCGAAGAATGCGGACGAACATTAAGAAAAGTTCAATACCCTTATAACAAAGAATATGTATTAACCTGCAAAGGAAGAAACAAAAACGGAATTAACTATAGCGTTTGTAAATCAGAAGTTATTCCTTATAATTCCTTAGTTAATTTAACCAATAAGATAATAAAAGCCGTCAGAAAAGATAACTCAGTTGGTGATTCATTTGTAATGTCTTTAATTAATGAGGCGTCAATAGATGACTGTATGAAACAGATCAATTATTTCAATAGCCGAATTAAAGAAACAAATCTCAAAATTAACGAACTTGTTAAGAGGCAGATAGAATCCGATATGGAAGATTATAATGATGAATTTGTAAGATTAAAAGCTGAACGCTCATTATTAGAAAAAGAGCTTAACAAGATTAAAGAATTAGCAAAAGAAAACTTCAATCTAAAGAGAAAAACTAAGCAAATCGAGCTATTTTTGAAAGAAAATGAAGAAATAGACTTTATTGCAATAAAAGATGTTGTTCATAGAATCATCCACAAGAAAGATGGCTCTTTATTATTCGTTTTGAAAGGTCCTGGTTTTGAGAATCTTAATCAAGAAGATATCAATCAGATAATTAAATTAGAATCACCGATTACTAAAGAAACATATTTAGATAGTAAATGTTGTTTTAACTACGAAGTTATCGTTGCGAAAGGAGTAGAAAATGCTTAGAACATTACATCAGATTCCGGCAAACGGGAGAAAGTTAAATGTTGTCGGTTATGCTAGAGTTAGCACCGATAAATACGAGGCAGAACAAAGCCTAGAGAATCAAATTGACTATTACACTACTCTTATCCTTGAAAATCCTAACTGGGAATATTGCGGTGTTTATGCAGACGAAGGCATAACTGGTACCTCTTTAGAGAAAAGGGAGCAATTCAAAAACATGGTCGCAAAAGCCATGAAAGGATTAATTGATATAGTCCTGGTTAAGTCTATTTCTAGATTTGGAAGAAATGTCATTGATGTTATAGGTGCAATTAACCAATTAAGAACAGTAGGCGTTGAGGTCTATTTTGAAAAAGAAGGTATTTCTTCCCTTGATTCGTCTTGTACTATTGCTCTTTCCTTATACGCTCAACTAGCTGAATCTGAGGCTAATAGCACATCTAAGAATGTGTTATGGTCTATAGAAAACAAAATGAAAAGAGGAATATACCGTCTGCCAGTTGAAAGCATGCTTGGTTATGACTATAACGAAAAGGGTGAATTGGTGATAATTGAGGAAGAGGCCAATATCGTTAGAACAGTATTCGACATGTATAACCAAGGTTTAAGTATGAACTTCATAATTAAAACCATGGAAGAAAGAGGATACAAAACTGCTCTTGGAAATGATAAATGGAATCAAGGTTCAATATTTGGAATCCTAACAAATGAAAAATACGTAGGTGACTGCCACTTACACAAAACATTTGCTCCAAAAGTATCTGCTAGAACAATGGTAGTTAATCGCGGAGAAGTTGATGATTACTATGTAAAAGATGGGCATTTGCCGATTATCTCTAGAGATGTTTGGGATAAAGCCTGTGCTATAAGAGATTGCAGAAGAGAAAAAATGGGCAAAAAGAAAGGAATGAAAAAACCTGATCCATGGCCTGAATCTGGATTTGCGGTTTGCCCATACTGCAGAAAAAATTATTTTATAAAACGTTTAACTAACGCCACTACTGGTATTCGATATTCTTTAAATTGTAGTTCGAATCGTAGCACACTTACATGCAGACAAAGTGAATCTGTCTTCCTAAATGACATTAGGGATATTGTCTTGCATCAACTTAATATCATTAAGCAGAATCCATTAATGTTTAAAAAACTTATGAAAGAAAACATGTTAATTGATATAGCACCTTTAAAAGCAAAAATAGAATTCATTGATAAAGACATTGGCGATTTAGAAGACAAGCTTAACTCATTTAATGGTCCTAAAAACGATTCTTATATGGCTCTAAAGAACGAAATAAAAAAACGGGTAGAAAACCTTATTGCAGAAAGAAAAGTCGTTGAAAACACTCTTTTAACACAGGAAAACAATGAAAGGATTATTAAAGAAACAATGGAATTAATCGATTCGTTACCTTCTACAGAATACAATCCCAATTACAGAAGGCTATTTAAAAAAGCGATTATTAAATCAAGAACAGATATAACATTTGTTATTGGAAATGAAGATCTTTCTAATTTAGATTTGCTGAATGTTAATAAATTAATGGAAGAAAAACACACAATTAAAGTTAGAGGGCAACAGTACACAGTATCTTTTGGTTTATTTTTTAATAAGTAAGACCACCCTCTAGGCGACTCGAGTTTTTTCCGAGTCTTGTAGAGGTCTAATATAGAACTAGTCCGATATCGGGCTTTTTCTTTTCGCTTATAACAAAAAAGCACCACTTTCGTGATACTTTTCGGCTTGATTAGTGCGTTTTGCACTTGGTTCATGCATCTAACAAGTTTATTAACTTGCGCTATACACTATGGTACCCTCGAGGCGACTCGAACGCCTGACCTACGGCTTAGAAGGCAGTTGCTCTATCCAACTGAGCTACGAGGGCAAATTTGCTAAGCGCTTATATATTATCCACAAGAACAAGATATTTTTC